GTTTCCGCTTCGATCAGGGTGAAGGCTTCGTTTGCACTATGGGTGTTGATGGCCCATTCGGTGCCGCGCCGTCCGCGCAACAGCCCGGAAAGTCGCCAATCCGTGCCGCCCAGATGGTCTGCTGTCTGAAACTGGATCAGTTCGCCACCCGCGAGCGCCAGATTGGCTCCTGCAAGCAGGCCGTCCTGATCCGTGCTCGCCAGAGCGTCAGAAGCCCGCGCCAGCCTCACGGTCATCGTGTTGCGGTGATCCAGTGTTTCAGCTGGAGCCGGGGAGGGCGGGACGAGAACGGTCCCCAGCGTGGCGGGCAAGGCCGTCAGCCCGGCTTCGGTCCAATTGCTTCCCTGATTCGTGCTGATGGAAAGCGCCGCCCTCCGCCATCCTTCAGACGCGCCGGATGCGGCCACGAGCAGCGTTGGCTCCGGGCTTGCTGTTTCTGTCAGCGCGGGCAGGTCGAGCAGGTGGAGGATGGTGGGGCCGTGTTCGGCATCCTGTTCGCGCACCGGGCGGCCGCCCGACGTGTCTAATTCCGCGACGAGGCCGGGGCCGGTCCGCTCCAGTTCGAGTGTCACCACCCGATGTTCAAACAGGCGGGAGCGGATGCGCCATTGGCCGTCGAGGCCGGGGCATGTCACGCACGCTCCCGGTTTCAGATCAAGCGAGCGCCAAGGGAGCTTGATCTGCGCCGTCTCCCGGCTGGTCCAGCGGGCGGAAAGCGCACGCTCTGCCAGCACACGCGCCGCCGCCGGTTGCAGCGTGGCGGGACATTCGAGCTGCTCCGTCTGCCGTCCGGCGACATCACGCCAGCTGCGCTGCAAGCCGGGCTGATAATCGCGCGTCGGATCTGCATGGGAGAGGGAGAGGCTGCGCGGCAGCCGTGTGTCTGGAAGGCGTTGATGCGCTGAGCGTACGCCTGCCTTCATGCCGGCGCCCGTACCGAGATCATCTTCCGATATAGGTGTAGACGGACCGTTGGTTTCCCGCAACAAGAGCCCGCCCGCTGCGGCGCTGGCATGAATGGGGATGACGGGCGTGATCGCTTCCAGTACGCCGCGCACGCTGGAGCCAGTGATGGCGATGCCGTCGAGCAACGTCGGGCAATTGGCCTGAATGTGCGGGCCAGCAAGACTTTCCGCCACGTCGCCCAGACTGACAGGCGCATCATCGGCAAACACTTCAAAACTGAGCGAAGGAATGCGGTTGCCAAAGTCGCCCAGTTGCAGGTCTTCAAACACGGCATAGGCCAAGCCCCGATACGCCGGGCATTGCCCCACCCCTTCGGCAGACGCGATCAGAGGGTCCACCGGCTGCCCGGCTTCTCCGGTGTGGAGGCGGAATGTGGCGGGACTTTTGAAATCACCCGCCTCTCCGCGCAGCAGATTGCCATCCGCCCAGATGCGCCCCACGCGCTGAATGCGCCGACAGGAGAGCGCGACGGCAAAACTCGCTGCATAGCTGTAAACCGTCTGCTTGGGCTGGCCTTTGCCGGTTTTCACCTTCTCGCGGGTTTCCACCAGATCGGTGGCCCAGATCACCGTGCCAGAGACGCGCGTTTTCCCGAACAGCGCGGGGATGGCGGAGCCATAGCTGGAGGTCTGGACAGACAGGTCTGTCAAACGCGGCCCGGTGCGGCCTTTCGGAGCGAAGAGCCGCTGATCGACGCGCTGGCCCAGAACAGCGCCGATCGCGCCGCCAACCGGGCCGCCAAACAGCCGACCAACCGCCGTGAGGATGAGTGTGGCCATGATCAGTCAATCCTTGTTGATGGGGCATCGCCATGCAGGCGCCACGCGCCCAGCAGGGGCCAGGCAAAAGGCGCGGGCGTTTCCACCACGCGCCGTAATCCGGCATCGGCGTGGATCAGGCTGATGCCAGTTCCGATGCCCAGATGAAGCTGCGCCGGGCCGGGCCGGAACATCAGCACCGCACCGGGCTCTGCTGCATCCACCCGTAGCCCCAGCGTATCAAGCAGAGCGAACCAGCGGTCCGGGCGCGTCGTGCGCAGGCTGTATCCGACGGGCGCATCATCCAGCCGCCCGGTGGCGAGCGCCACCAATCCGACACAATCGAGCCCGCTGGCGAGGGACCGGCCATGGAGGCGAAAGGGGATGCCGAGCAGAGCGCGCGCGCGCTGCACGCAGCCCTTATCCGGCATAGCGCATTAGCAAATCATTGCCGGGCAGATGGGGCTCTCCCCTAAAATTCACACTATTCCCGAACCGGCCGGAACAGGTGGCCAAAGTCCGGTCACAGCCGTGGCGGATTTCGGCTTTGTCTCCTGCCGCCACCGGCAGACGCGGGCTTTCAGCGAGAGTCAGGCTGTTTGCAGTGTTGGACAGGATGAGCGTGCGTAGCCCGGCATTCGCGCCATCGCTCCACACCAATGCGCCGAACGCAAAATTACCGGGCACCAGCGCCTGCGCCACGGTCAGTTCAGTGTCATCCAGTCCAGCGGCTGTCACGATGAGGCGCCGCGCTGCCAAATCAACACCGCACGCTTTGTCTCCCAGCGCGGCGCGGCATTGCGGGCTGGTTTCCACCATCACTGGACCGTCAAGCAGGCTGGAGAGGCCGCGCAGTTCGGCAGAGAAGCTGTCTCCGGACTGGCTGACTAGGCCGATCTCGCCTTCGATCAGAAGCAGCGGACTATGATCAGGCTGCGTCCAGTCCACAGCATGCAAAAGCAGCCGGGCGCTGTCCCACCGGCCTGCCGCCAGATCAGCGGCGCGGATGAAGGCACTGGTCAGCAGGCCCTGTAGCTCGACCTGATCGGCTTCAAAGCCGTCACTCTGTTCGATGGCGGAGGGAAGCATGCCGGGCGCAGAGTGATAGGTCAGCCCGCCCATCACCAGATCGGCATCATGGCTGGTAAAGCCCAAAGTCACACCGTCGCGCCGGTCCAGCCGCCAGCAAAAGGCGAGCGTGGTGATCGTTGGCTGAAGCCAATCCGTAGGCCCGCTCATGGCCGCACCTCAATCAGCGGGACAGAGGGGATGTCGCCTGCCGCCCAAGTGGACAGATCCACGCGCAGCCGGTCTTCCTCGAACCGCACGGGCACATCGAACTGGAAGCTGGCGGTGATGCTGGCCCCGGTGGCAGGCGGTGTGGCAAAGCTGACGGCATCGCCATCCAGGGTCCATCCGCTCGCCTGCGCTACTGCGTTGACGAACACAGACACGCTGCCGGGCAGGGGATGCGAAATCGCCCGGACCTCAGCATCCGGCCCGCTGCCATAGCGTTTGACGAGCGGAAACCGCACTGTGGTGCCATCGCCTGTGCCAAGCGACTGGGCCTCTGCGGCGTGATCCAGCGGATCGCGGAAGCGGAACGCCTTGGCGGCTCCGCGCCGTGCCCGGAAAAAATTGAGCAGCGTGCGTACATCCGCTTCGGAGCGCAGACCCGGCCCGGCATCATAGCGCATCCGTGCATTGGCCCAGTCCATATTGCGCTGTTCATGGCCCGACGCGCTGGTGACGATCGCGGTGGAAAAGCCGGGTTCCACCGACGCGCCCTTGCCAATCTCCAGTGGGAACAGCTCGTTATCAAAGGCCTGCATCTCTTCGTCTCCGATGGAAAAATGAACAAAGCCGTCGCGCTGGATTTGCGGCAGCGCCCAAAGGAAGGTCTCGGCCGTGCCGGCCGCCTGCGCGCGCTCGGCAGCGGCGTCGATCAAGCGCCATTGCGCGGCATCTTCGGGGTTGAGGACAAAGCCGGACAGATAGTGCCGCTTGGCTGGCGGATAGCCCAGCCGCGCTTCTGCCAGCGCGATGCCCGCCGCGCTCGCGGCTTCATGCCCGGAGGTGATCCAGTCATAGTCTTCGAGCTGGAGCACATCGAACGCAGGCGCGGCCCAACCGAGTGGCAGATTGGCGCGGCGCAATTCGGGGGCTGCGGGGTCCAGATTGGTTGGCAGGAAGGTGAGCAGCAGCGTTTCGCAACTGGCATGATCGGCCTTCACCGCACCCGCCAGCGCCGCTGTGGAAGCCGCCAATACCGCCCCTGCCGCATCGAGCAGGCTCTTCTGCGCGGCGTTCAAACCAGCGGACCGGATCGTCGGGATGTTGACCGGACTGCCGCCCAGCGCCGCTTTGGCCGCCGTATCATAGAGGCAGGGGCGGCCATCGGGCATGATCCACCACCACGGCTCCCCAATCTGGAAACGGGGGGCATGACCGGCTGTAACCGCAATCTGCACAAAGGCTCGCGCGACCGCTTGCAGATAGGCCATTGCGCCCGCATGGGCCGGACTGAGCAGCGTTGAAGGCGGGCTCCATCCGGTCTGCGCGGCATCGCCATTCCACGCGCGCTGCTTCCAGTCATTCCAGCAATGCGCGTCGAACAGTTCATAGCTGAGCGAGGTGATCAGGCTATAGTCCAGCGCCTTGGCCTTGGCCGCAAAATCAGCATGCCACGCCGCGCAGGGCGCATTGAGCGCGCCGCCCGAAAGGCTGACATAATGGCCACTGCCTAGCGGTTCGAGCCGGAAATAATGGCTCATCCCGACATAATGGTTGATCGACCCGCGATAGCCCAGCCGCTGGATTGTGTGGAGCAAGCGCGCGGGCGTCTGGTTATAGCAATCGTCATAGGCGGTGGCGATGGACAGGCCATGCGGCGGCACCAGCGCATCGCCGATTTCAAGGACCGAACCCGGCCCGTCACAGGCGATGGCGCTGAGTTCCACCCAGGCCGAAGCCGGGGCATCCAGCACCGTGTCCGAGCCGTCATAGCCCGGCGGGATCAAGGAGAAGAAGAGGCGATCAATTTCATGCGGCCAGACCGGATCGGCCTCTGACGGGTGCAGGAAGCCGCCCGCCAGATCGTCAAAATCCAGTACGATGTCCGCATTCTCTGCGGTGCCCTGCGCATAGTTCCACAGCCTGACGTACCAGATGCGGGCATCGCCTTCCGCATCGCGCCCTTCGATGGTGAGCGTAGGGCCGTTCACGGCATTAAGCGGGATCAACCCCGACGATTGCCAGTGAAAGCGCAGCACGCAGCCGGAGAAATCGCGGGACGTTTCATAAGCCAGCAGCGGATGGTCGATCCCATCTTCTGCGTCCCAGATCAGCCCACACAGGTCATTCTTCTTGTAAAAAATGGTTTCGACACGCAGGCCGTGCGGCCCGGTGGTCGTGACGCTGGCCATCATCGGGCGCGGGAAATTGACCGTCCAGTAGCGCGGATCAAAGCGTTTGAGCGGAGCGGTCTGGAGCGCGTCTCCGGTTTGAGCAAGCCAATGGGGCATGGCTCAATCCTCCTGCATCATGGCATTGCGCACCGCCCGCGCGACCTGGCGGGAGGAGCGGGCAAGCATCTCTGGCACGGCGCCTGCGGGCGCGTTGATCGCAATCGAGACGCGCACATCGCGGCCCGTACGGGGGGAAGATGAGGCGATGGCGCCGCTGCTGGTGGGCACGAACAATTCCGGCCCGCGTTCTCCCACCATATAGGCACGCCCCGGAGAGACGGGGCCGCCGGTTGCCCGTCCCGGTGCACCCAGCACAGATCCGATCAGTGAGGTGCCGAGCGATAAAATGCCGCCGCCACGCTGGCCGCCGCCAAAAAGTGAATCGAGCCCGGTGCGAATGGCCGAGCTCGCAATCTCTGCCATCACGGACATGGCAACGCGCTTCAGATCTTCAAAGCCAAGCTTGCCGGTGCGGATCGCGCGGACGAGTGTGGATTCGAGCAGCCGCCCGGCTTTGTCCACGCCCTCGCCAAACGGGCCTTCCAGCGTGCGTCGCATCGTGCCGACATCATCGGCAAAGCCCTGCGTATCAGCCCGGACGGAGACGACCAGGCGTTCGATTTCTTCATCCATCGGGAAATTGCTCCATCAGGCGGGACAAGGTGGGGGCATCGGGCGGGGTTTCGCCCGGCGGAGACAGCGCATCGAGGATCACGGCGAGTTCGGCAGGCGTGGCCGCCCAGAAAATGTCCGGCGTCCAGCCCAGCAACGCCCCCGCCATCCCGGCGAGCCGGGCGGCGCTGACGGAAAAGCTCATCGCCCAGAGAGGATCTGCGCCAGCACCGTCTTGAGCGCAGGCGTGGCGTGGGCAAGGCCGCCTTCAAGCACTGCGTCACCAAAATCAGCGCGCAGCACGCCGGTGCGGTCCGCCAGACAATGCCAGAAGAGCGCGACCAGTTCAGAGAGGCGCAACTCGCCAGCGGCAGCCCGCTCAACGAGGGCGAAGAGCGGACCCAATTCTTCTTCGGCGGCGACCAGCGCAGCAAAGCTGGGGCGGAGCACATGCCCCGCCACCACCGCTTCACCGCGCGCAGGATTGGCCCCGCTCATAGCGTCACCACAGCGCCAGAGCTCTCCAGAGCAAGCGTGTAACTGCGCTCCCCGTTGAAATCCCCCGCATAGTCGAGCCGGGCAACGAGGAAGCGCCCCTGCATTTTTTCGCCGCTTTCAAAGCTCAGCTCATAATCATCGAGGATGCCAGCCAGCGCGTTCGATTTAATGCGGGTTTCAGCCGCAGAGCCGGTGAACACGCCCGCGCCGGAGACGGAAACCGAACGGACGCCCGCGCCAGAGAGCAGCTCGCGCCATGCGCCGGAGCCCTTGTTCGTAATGACAACGGGTTCACCGTTGATGCTCAATTGGGTTGTGCGCAGTCCGGCGACGGTCGTGTAGACCGGCGGCGTCGCGCCATTGCCGACCTTGAGGAGGAAGGCACTGCCTTTTTCAGCGGGCATGGGGAATCCTTTCTAAAAAATTCGTCACCCCCGCGCAGGCGGGGGCCCAAGGCAACCGCGCAATCAGAATTGGCGGAAGCCATGGGTTCCCGCCTTCGCGGGAATGACGCGTGGGGAGGTGGGCGTTCTGGTCAGGCCCCCATCACCCGCACCCGATGTTCCACCAGCCCGGCCCAGGGGCCTGTGGCAGAGCGGGTGACGAGCGAGCGGAGGAAGACGCAATTGACGATGCGCCAGCCGTCGAGCGCGGGGGAGAGCGCGGCCATGGCTTCAATGCATTCGTGCATCAGGCGGTGCAGCCGCGCCGGGCTGTCACCATCATCCCACACGGTCAGCGCCACGCGAATGTCTCGTCCCGGTTCGGTCTTGGTGCTCCAGTCGGTCACCAGCCCGTCGCTGATCGCAACATAAGGGAAGGGCGCGCGCGGCGACGGGCCGTCAAATACGCCGCTGATCTCGGCGGCGAGCGCAGGCGAGGCCTTGAGCGCCGCCACAATGGCGGCCTGAACCGCCATGGCGGGATCGCTCATCGTGCAGCATCGCGCACGGCCGGATCGGTCACGGCGCGCTCCTTGAGCGCCGGGCCTTCCAGCACCACGCCCGCATCAGTCCGGGTTGCGGTCACATCGGCAGGCCGGTCGGTCTTGGCGAGGATGCGGTCAATTTCCCGATCCGCCAGCTTGAGGGCAAGGCGCGCGGCCTTCTTCAAAAGCGATTTGAACATATTGGTTTCCCTTTTCAAAAAGTCAGCGCACTTCGTCGCAGGTCAGCACCATGCGCGCCGGATCGCGCGGGTCGCTGAGGACCGACGTCACGCGCAGAAAGCGCCCGCGCCAGACGAGGCGCGTCCAGGGACCAATCCCTTCGCGCTTGCGCATGGTGATCTGCCAGCGGGGCAGGGCGGATCGGGCATCACCCATGGCGTCTGCGCCTGGGATGAGGGGCGATACGGCGACCCACGCCGCGCCGTCATAGACATGGCGGCCAGAGGCCCCGGCAATGGCGTCGCGGTCTCCCAACCGGCGTTCGATGGTCACGCGCTCTCGCAGCGCGCCGGCAAATTCGGCGCTCATGACAGGCGCATCCGCCGCCACGGGCGCAGCAAGGCTGCAACCGCAGCCGGGGGGCCCTTGTCTTCCGGATCATCGCGGACGGCATGCAGGTGCCCCAACAGCCGCATCACGGCGAGCCGCAGCGGTTCGGGCAGATCGGCCCAGTCGGCCGCAATCCCGGCCTGATAGGTCACATCCACGCGCCCCGCAGCACCGGGCTGAACGATATTCACCCAACCATCATGGTTGAGATCAATGTCCAGACGATAGGCGGCTACTGGAAGGGTGAAGGCGGCACCTTCTGCTGGCAGTCCAGTCACGTCTGTAATGGCGGTGACGGGCGTTGCGCCCAGCCTTTGCCAGTTGCGGCCCGCATTCAGTCGCTCGGTGACTGCGCGTCGCAGGAAGATCTGGCGGGTAAACGCCTCGCAATAAGTCAGGGCCGAGGCCGCGAGAGCCGCCAGCAGCGGATCTTCCACATCGGGTTCGATGCGCAGATAGGCGCGCAGATCATCAAGGGCTGCATCAGGCAGCACAATGGGTTCAGGCGTGAACATCGCCAGTCCTTTGCATTGGAGGGGGAACAGGAAGCGCGTGCCGCGCCACGCCGTCAGGGCGCGACGTAATAGCCTGCGCTGACCCGCCAGATGACATTGGGCGTGGCCGGCAAGATGATCGTAGTTGGCGAGCCTTGCGAGATTGACGGCAAAGGCGGATTAAACTCTTCGCGCTGTGTGATCATGCTGCCTTGCGGGGCGGCTTCCGCAGGCAAAGTCAGTGCCGGATTTCCCGGCAGATTTGTGGTCGTTGCTGTCACCGGCGTGGCGGATGCGGTCAAGGCCGCTGCGGCAAAGCGGTTGATCGACACATAGGTGATGAAATTGCGCATGCCGTTGGTGGGGGCGGGCACACTGAGCGTGACTGCCGCTCCGGCGCCGCCGACCGCGCTGATCACGCCCGCTGTCATGCTCGCCAGAACATCATCGTCCAGAGGCGCAGTGTCTGCCGCCAGTGTGACCAGAGCCGCCCCGGAGACATAGCCCACCACACGCACTCGGACATGGCGAAACGCACTGCATTTGCCGATCAGCACGCCTGCGAAGCCGGCATAGGTGGTCAACATATAAGCGATAGTCGTCTGTCCGATCGGGCGCACGGGAATGGGCGTCCAGTTGAGCCCGTCCACCGTTCCGGCCACTTCGAGCATCAGTGAGGATGTGCCGCGCACATCCAGCGAAACCGACGCCGCACCATCGGCCGCTACGATCAGTTCCGCCCACAACGAACCGAGCGATCCTGAGGCAAAAAGGGTTTCGCGCGGGTGCAGCGTGCCCGCTGCCAGATCTTTGGAAAGCTTGGCCATGTCAAAAGGCACTCCAAACAAGTGAAACAGGGCCGCTGGCGGGTTCGGCCAGCGTGAGTGAAATCTGGATGCTATCGTTTGCAGCGCGGGCCGTGAGTGCGGAGATTGCCAGAAATTCGCCGCAATTTTCGTCCGCATCCTCTGCCGGAGCCAGAGCCGCAAAGGCCCGCATCGCAGGCGTCAGGCCGGGCGCGGGAAAGCTCTGTTCAGCATGCAGCGTGCCCATGCCCTGCGGGAGCGCCAAAGTGACACTGCCCGCGCGCGGGGCGGGGCCAGCAGCTCCCGGCGGGCCGATGATGGCGGCCAGCGGGGCTGCGGGCCGGGCCGGATCAGGCGGCACCAGGGTGGCCACGGGTCCACGCCAGCGCGTGCGAAAAGCAGGCTCTGACTGTCGCCATTGCAGCACGATCATGTCGTCACCGCCTGCCGGATGCGCAGCGCCACCGGCTCGGTCACAACCACGCCCGCAGCCAAATTCAGCCGGGCATCGGCATGATACAGACCGGGCGACAAACCGGCGGAAGTGGCCGCCGGGATCACCAGTGTCCAGCCCGCAGAGGTTTCCGCCGTGGCAGCGCGCGCAGAGATGGTGAACTGGGCCGCAACGGGTTCCCCGGCGGGAACGCTGGTCCGGCCCGGCGGCACGGCTTTCAACTGGGCAGACAGGGTGGTGACGCTGGCGGGATCACCCTCCAGCGCATCAAGGGCGAGCGAAATCGTTTCGCCCCTTTGGAAAAGATAGGGGGTCATGCGGCACCATTCCCCCCTTCCTCAGGGCTGAGGAAGGGGGGCTTCAGAAGGAGGATCAGAACGGGCGGTCAGGCCGAGATTTTGAGCAGCTTGATCGCTTCGGAGTTGGACACCGCACCGCCCAGCCGCTTGGTCGCGTAGAAATTGACATAGGGCTTGTTGGTGAAGGGATCGCGCAGGATGCTCGTTTCGCTGCGTTCGGCAATGACATAGCCGGCGCGGAAATTGCCGAACGCAATCGGCAGTGCGTTCGCGCCAATATCCGGCATGTCCTCGCTCTCCACCACCGGATAGCCGAGCAGTGTATCGGGCTGACCCGTTACCAGACCCGGCTGCCAGATGAAGGCCCCATTGCTGTCCTTGAACTTGCGGACACGGGCGAGCGTGCCCGAATTCATCACCCACACCGCGCCCTGCCGATAGGGCGCACGCAGGGCGTGGACCAGATCAAGCAATTTGTCTTGCGGGGCAGAGGCAGGCAGATCATTCGCCACACCCGTCACAACGGTTTGCAGCGTGCCAAAGGCGCGGGCCTGATCACCTGTATTGGCGGTGGCATAGCTCAAAAAGCCCTTGGGCTTGTTGGTGCCATCACCGGTCACGAATGCCGTGCCTTCGGCCTTGGCGAATTCATGCGCGATTTCGTCCGCCAGCCAGGCTTCCACATCGAACGCCGCATCATCAAGCATTGCCTGCGTGGCTGCCGGATTGGCATAGAGCTCACCGAAGCTCGGCACGATTTCATTGAAAACCGGCGTGGCCGTGGTCGGGCGGGCAGCCGTTTCACTGGCCCAGCCGGAGGCCGTGCTGCCCGTTGTCACCAGCTTGCGATAACCCGCAGAGCCCACGCGGACGACATTGGCAATGGCACGGATCGGAGAGATGGCCTTGAGCGTCGCGTCGATCACCGCATCAATTTCACGCGGCACGGCAAAGCCACCATCGGCAGCCACTGCCCCGGAAAAGCTTTTCAGTTCGACTTCGCGGCCATGACGCAGATAGCCGTCAATGAAGGCAGAGCGTGCGGGGTCCGCGATGGCCGCACCGGACAAAGCCGGGCGGATCAGCGTGGCGGTGGCATCGGCTGTGTCAAATGCAGCCGCCATCGGGTCTGCTTTCACTTCATAATCCATAAGAGTCTCCTTGGGGGTAATAGGGGGAGGACAGGGTGTCAGGCCTCCACCGCCAGCACGCGGGCGAGCGGTTGCATGGGGTGATCGACCAGGCTGACTTCGATCAGATCGAGGCTCGTTAATTCACGATATGTTCCACGATGCGCGCTGCGCACGCGGTATCCGAAGGACAGGCCGTGGCCAGGTTTGAGCGGCGGTGCATCCTTGAGCGCGGCGATGACGCGCAGACCGCGTTCATCCTCTTCCACGCTTTCGATGGTGCCGATGCGGCGGGCGGGATCATGCTGCCAATAGAGCGGAATGCCCGCCTTGGCCGATGCGAACGCACCTTTTCGGACGATGTCACCCCCGCGATCTGGCGCATCGAAGATGGCGGCGTATCCAGCGATCCTCACGGACGCACCAGCCCGCCCAGACCGAGCTTGACCGCCAGCCCGATGAGCAGCAGCGCCAGACAGCCGCGCACGAACCATTCCACCACCGCGCGCCGTGCCGAAGATTTGGCATCGCGCCAGGCCGAGAGCAATTCGCGCAAATCGGCCATGTCGCGCGGGGCATGATCATCATGCAGGCCCAGCCGTTCAAGCGCGCGCTGTGCGCCGAGTTCGGAGGCTTCTTCAATCAACGCCCGCAACGTGGCAAGATCAGCCCCGCGCGCCTCGGCCTGCGCAGAGAGGTGGGTGAGCATATCGGTCATGCGCTAATCCCCAGCATGGCGCGCTTTTCTTCGCGCGTCAGAAAGTCTGCGGCACTCACCTGCGCCCAGAGCCGCTCGCGGTCTTCGGACAGGGCAGGCAGCCGGTCGGCATGGACGCTGAGCGTCAGCCCCGGAAACCATGGACGCATCCCTTCGGCCAGCGCGGCGAGAATCTTGTCCGCCAGCGGCAGGATCGATTGCCGCCACAATGCCTTGTTCGCCTCGCGGTAATTGGCATAGGTCGCGTCACCCGGCAGGCCGAGCAGCACCGGCGGCACGCCAAAGGCCAGCGCAATTTCACGCGCGGCGGCGGCTTTCAGCCCGGCAAAGTCCATGTCGGCGGGCGTCAGGCTCAGCGATTGCCAGCGTAGCCCGCCTTCCAGCAGCATCGGCCGCCCGGCATTGTCATGGCCGGAAAATCCGGTCGCCAGCTCTTCCTTCAGCCGCTCGAACTGGTCCGCTGTCAGGGCCTCAGACGCTTCATGCACCAGCGCGCCAGAGGGACGGGCGGCATTGTCCAGCAGCGCCTTGTTCCATTTGGCCGAAGCATTGTGGATCGCAATTGCGCCTGATGCGGCACCGAGGCACCCCAGCCCGTAATGATCATCGAGCGGATGATGCGTGCGGATATGGATCACCTCATTGGCCGCAAGTCGCGTCACGCGCTCACCAACCTGGTAACGAAACGCCGCAGGCCAACCCTGTGCATCCGCCTCCACCGCCATGCGTTCGGGGCGGAGCGCGAACAGCTCTCCCAGCGCCGCTTCAGGCGTGGCGAGCAGCTGCACATAACCATTGCCATGAAGCAAAAGCTGCGTGGCGAGCGTTTCCATCAACGCCTGTCCGCCCGATGTGGCGGCAATCAAAGCGGCGGCTTCCGGATGAGAGGCCAAGACCGGCGCAGAGGCCACCCCTTCCGCCACCAGCCGCACCGCGCGTTGCGCAATCGCGTTGGAGAGATACCCCTCCCGCACCTGCGCCTCATAAGATCGCGGCCACGCCCCAAAGAGCGCCCCGCCCACGCCGCGCGCCAGCGAGACATGCGTTTTGGCCGGGCGCACAGCAGCACGCCCGGCCGATTTCCAGCCGAAGAGTTTCATGGGTTTCGTAACTCCAGAGTGTTCTAAAGTGTGTGGACGCGGGGTTGCGGAGCCTTCCCCAACACCCCCTCCGTCACCGCCCACACCAGCGCGTCCGCCCGGTCCGGGCTTCGGCCGGGGCCTTCATAGCCGCCGCCGGTCATCAGGCCGCACAGTTCGTCTTCCAGTTCCGGGAAGGCGCCGACATGGTGGACGCGGGCGTTCTCATAGAGCGTTGCGACGGGTTCTGCCCGCGCCACCTTCCCGCGTGAGGCGTGGACGAGGCGGACGGGCAGGGCCACGGCGGCGGCGCGCAGCGTGGCGGCCACCATGTCTCCGCCCTGATTGGCCTCTGCGATCACGCGATCGGCCTGCCAGCGGTCGGCAGCAGCGGCCACGGCGCGTGCCCAGCCTTCGGGGCTTTTGCCGCGCACGCTGGCGTCAGCGATCACCCAGGCATGGCCGTCTGCATCGAGCCCGACAACGATGATCCCGCACGCGTCTCCCGTCGCACTCGCAGGCGGGTCGACTCCGATCACCACGCGGCTGAGCGTGGGCGCGGTCTCGGCGCGACAGCATTCGATCAGATCGCGGCTCCAGAGCGCGCCTTCCACATCGTCCAGCAATTCTCCGGCGAGTTCCTGCCGCCCCAACCGCGTGCCCGCATAGATGCGTTCCATCGCTCCCAGAAAGGCAGGCGGCAGATTGGCGCGATTGTCTGCGGTGGTGCCGCGCGTCAGCACAAAGCCGGGCTCAGCCAGCAGGCGACGCACCAGCGGCACCGGGCGCGGCGTGGTGGTGGCCACGATCTGCGGGGCCTTGCCCAGTCTCAGCGTCATCGCCAGATTGTCCCAGCTTTCCGGGCCATTCTCCCATTTGGCGATTTCATCGGCCCAGCCATGGCTGTGCGTAGGACCGCGCAGGCTGTTGGGCTCGCTTGCTGAATAGAGCGTTGCCTGTGCGCCGCTGGGCCAGCTGAGCCGCCGCAGCGAGGGTTCGTAAACCGGCCTGCAATGGGGCGGGGCGATGGCGAGCAGCCCGCTTTCGCCTTCCACCATGATCGTACGCGCCTCGTGCAGCGTGGCGGCGACTAAGGCGATGCGGGCCGCTCCATCCTGTTCGGCCACGCTGCGCACCCATTCGGCGGCCATGCGCGTCTTGCCAAAGCCGCGCCCGGCCATGATGAACCAGCCGCGCCAGTCCCCTGCGGGTGGCACTTGCGCAGCGCGCCGCCAATAGGCCCAGTCATGCGCGATCCGGTCTGGATGCTTATAGGCTTTGAACCAGGCGGCGCGCTCATCAGGCGGAGCGAAGGCGAGCCGCTCGGCCTCACTCTGCGGCGCTGTCATCGGCGATCATCCGCTCTTTCATGGCATCAAGCCCGGCTTCCCAATCCTGCTGGATTTCGGCGCGCGTCCGGCGCGGAGCCGGGGGCGTGGCAGGCTTTACGCCGCGCACCGAAGCGCGGTGGAGCGAAAGCAAGGTCATGCCCAGCCGCACCTTCATCTGGCGCGATTTGAGCGTGATGTCCTTCAGATTGCCGCTCGCCGGGCGCAGCGCTTCAGCCAGATGCGCCAGAAATTGCCCACGGGCCGCCTTGCCGATGGTGGTTTCGGCCTTCGTCATGATGATGGTCCTGACTTCAAAAAGAAAAGGGCCGCGAAAGCATCTGCTCTCCGGCCCGATCATCAGCGAGGCATTCACCCCGCGACTCGCAATTTTCCAGTGTTCTAAATATAGCCATAACAGCGTGACGATGTCAAGATAAAAGTTCCAAATAGGTTTAATATCGTCATTCCCGCGAAAGCGGGAACCCAGTGAATGCCGCGCACTGGGTTCCCGCTTTCGCGGGAATGACGGAAGTGTGTGTGATGCACAGCATTGCGGGACGCGCATCGCACGCGCATCCTGCGCACATGAAACACGCCGCCTCCCTTGCCGCCGCTTTGCTGCTGTCCGCCTGTGTCAAACCCGTCCCGCCCGAACGCATCGCGCAGGCCGGTCCGGTGTTCCTGCCTGAGGTGGTTTTTGCCGGGGAGCTTACCGGACGCGGGGTCATCCAGACGCCGGGGGGTAAGCCCGCGCGCGGCATTACGGTGAAGAGCAGCGGACGCGTGCAGCGCGATGGCAGCTTCCGCCTGGATCAGACCATCACCGATGATCGCGGCAAGGTCCGCCAGCGCCACTGGATCATGGCCCGGTCTGGCGAGGGGCGTTACGTCGCCACGCTGTCCGACGCGGCCGGGCCAGTGACGGCGGAGGTGACGGGCAATCTCTTCCACCTCAAATATCTGATGAAAAAGCCCTTTGTGACGATGGAGCAATGGCTGTGGTTGCTGCCTGATGGCCGGACGATCATGAACGAGGGCACGATTCGCATGCCGGGGCGGACTGTCGCGCGGCTGTCTGAAGTGATAGTGCGCGAGGGGGAGGGGGTGCGGTAGGGTTTGGATATCTGAGAACCAAAACCCATGCCGTCGCCCCCGCGCAGGCGGGGGCCGGGTTAAAAGTTCGCACCACATTTCCCGACCGGCCCCCGCCTGCGCGGGGGCGACGGCGTGACTTTGGGGCTCAACCTACCCCCCCCAGAAACGGCCCCAACGTATCCCATTGCGCGCGCACGGCTTCGCGCCCGGCCTCAATCGCGGCTTTGATCTTCTTGGGATCAAATTCCATCGTATCAGAGCCGACATAATTACGCGGCGGGCGGATGACGCGGACCGGGACGAGGTTGTAGCCGCTGATCTGTACATCGAGCGGGGCCAAAATCCGGTCGGCCTCCGCGCCAGTGACTCCCGCCCGCTCCAGCAGCCGCAACTGGCTTTCCCGCGCGGCAATCAGATCGTTCATCAGCATGGCATTGCCCAGATCATTGGCGGCGACCTCGCTGATCTGGATGGCGGTGCAGCGTTGGCCGATTTTGACGAGATCCTCATACAGCGCGCCCGGCGCAGGCGGGTCTTTCTCCGGTGAGGCTATGATGGCGAGCACCGCGCGCGGCTTCAGCTTCATTGCAGTGGAAAGCGGCGTCACATTGCGGACGCCGCCATCCACCCATTGCTCCAGAATCCCGTCGCGGTTCTTGCGCTCATAGGGTTTGAAATAGGGCGGCTGTGCGCAGCTCGCATAAACCCAATCGCCAATCGTGTCGCCCGGCTCCAGCGTGTCGGGCGTCTTGTCCTGATATTGTCCGGTTGCCAGATTGACGACGCCGATATGAAGCGTCTTCTTCGCCGCCTTGATCTTGGCGGCATCAGCATAGGTGTTCAGCCGGGTGCGCAGCGCCTTGGCATCAAACAGCGAATCAGCCCCGAACACCGCACCGGCGGCCCCCAATGGGCGCTTCTTGTAAATGTCTGCCTGGCTCTTGATGCTGGTCCAATGCTCCACCAGTGCAGGCATATCGTTCATCGCGCCGCCCAATGCCTGGATCGAGCCTGTGGACACGCCCACGAAATGATCGAACTTCACCTTTTTGGCGCTGATCAATTCATCGAGCACGCCCACCTGAAACGCGCCTTTTGAACCGCCGCCAGAGAGTACCGCTGCCAAACCTGCGGGCATGAAACATCCTTTGCTGCCGGGCGGATGATCGCCGCCCCTTGAGTTTTGAATGCGCCCGTTTTCTGGTTGCCAATAGGCTGGCCCGCTTCGGCAATCAAAGCAAGAGGCATCATGCCCCTTGGCGCGCGGCTCGTTCCGCGTTAGCCTTTCTGATCGAAAGAGATTTAAAGCCAAAAGCAATTGAGGAGAGCAACCCCATGTCCGTGCACGATTTCAAGGTGAAGGCCCCCGGTGGCAAAGAGCAGGATCTGGCCGAGTTTAAGGGCCGCCCCATGTTGATCGTCAACACGGCATCCAAATGCGGCTTTACGCCGCAATATGAAGGGCTGGAAAAGCTCCACCGTGATCTGGGGCCGAAGGGCCTTGCCGTCATCGGATTCCCCTGCAATCAGTTTGGCGCGCAAGAACCTGGCGATGAGGAAGAGATCAAGAATTTCTGCTCGCTCACCTACGATGTCACATTCCCTTTAATGGCCAAGGTGGATGTGAACGGGGCGGATGCCGATCCGCTGTTCAAGCATCTCAAATCCGAGAAGAAGGGGCTGCTGGGCACGCAGGGCATCAAATGGAATTTCACCAAATTCCTGGTGGACAAGGATGGCAAGGTGGTTGGCCGCTATGGTCCCACGGAAAAGCCTGAAACAATCATCAAGGACATTGAGAAGCTGCTGTGAGCGGCATCGTCTCTCACCGCCGCACCTGCTCCATCTGCGAGGCGAATTGCGGGATCGTCGTCACGGCGCAAGGCCGGGACATTCTCTCGATCAAGCCTGATCCGGCCAATGCCCTGTCGCGGGGGCATATTTGTCCCAAGGCGACGGCGCTCGAAGACTTGCAGAATGATCCGGACCGACTGCGCGTCCCGCTCAAGCGGGTGGGGGACGTGTGGGAGGAAATCGGCTGGGATCAGGCCTTTGCCGAAATCGGTGAGAAAACGCGCGCCCTGATGGCGGCGCATCCGGGGTCTACCGCCATGTATGTCGGGAATCCCAACGCGCACAGCTATGCCAATGCGCTGACCAGCGGCGATCTGAAAAAGGCGCTGAACACGCGCAACTTCTTCTCTGCCTCCACCGTTGATCAGATGCCGCATCAGGTTTCCAACTTGCGCCTTTATGGGCATTCGGGCCTGTGGGGCGTGCCCGACATTGATCGCACGCAGACGATGATCATCATGGGTGGCAACCCTATGGCATCGAACGGCAGCGTGTGGACCGTTCCCGATTTCCGCAACCGGGCAAAGGCGCTGCAAAAACGCGGCGGTGAACTGATCGTGATTGATCCGCGCCGCAGCGAGACGGCCAAGATTGCGGACCG